TGGCCGAAAATTTTGCCAGCTTGTCGCCCAGGCCATTGATAGCGTCGGGGTCGTTGGTGTTGTTTACGCTTTCCAGCATTTTGTCGATAGTACGGAGCAGCTTGTTGACGAGTTCGGGGCGGGTAATATTCTGCGCGGCGCGCTGTTCCTGCCACCCCTCTGCGTTTACCCATTTGGTAATGGTCTGCGCCGAGATACCGGTCTTTTCGGCTATCACTTTTTGGCTATCGCCCTGCATGAATAGAATGCGGGCGTAGTCTTTCTTTTCTTCACGCTCTTTCTTTGTCGCCATTCGGTGCCATAATTTTAATGTTGTTAATGCGGCACCGGGAGGCCCGGCGCTGCGGGTTATTGTTAATATTAATTGCCGCAAAATTCAACATAATAGGCCGGAATTAAAAAAAGAGTGTAAACTCTTTACACTCTTTTTGTGGGAGTTGGATAAACTATTGAATTTTGCACCGAAAGTTGCATTCAACGCGGCGTAGAGCAGTGGTAGCTCGTGAGGTTCATTCCCTCAAGGTCGCAGGTTCGAGTCCTGCCGCCGCCACAATGACTATTGAAAATCAATAGTTTACAAAGAAAAGGGTACTTTGATGGGTACTTTAGTAAAATAGCCGGGCAATTTGCTCGGCTATTTTCGTTAAGGCGGGTTACTGCGTTTCTTCCTCCAAAGATACAAGGCGAACGCGGCAAGTATAATGATATTGATGAGGTAGGGGATGAGCGTTGACCATATCGACGTCTTGGCTTTGGTTTCGACCGGCACCGGTTCCTGAGTCTTGGACTCGTTGACCGCCATCAGGCTGTCAATGGTGCGCTGGAGGCGAAGGACAAGTTCGGTCTCATTGTGGTAGATTTCACGAGTGATGACGGTCTCCTTCGAGAGCTGCCGCCCCAAGGTATCAACTACCTGATTAATGTAGGTCGTAGTATTGACAGAATCGGTGACGCGGGTGTGAATGACCTCTCGCACTGTATCACGAGATACGACGGCTGTAGAATCACGTGTGCTGCTCTCTATTGGCACATATCGTACCGACTTGCAGCACGTCAAAGCAATCATCAGAGTGAGGATAATCACTAAGATGAGAATCTGAGCAATAGACGGGTCAATCTTTTTCATAGCCAGCTCTTGTATTTGTTAGCAATATCAGCCGGCAGAATCTGTCGGCGATTACGTGTCTCATCGTATGAGATATGTACCCATTGTGGGCCTTGTGCATTTCCCTTCTCGTAGATAATCTGGTCGAATGGCAGCTTTAGGCGGAGCGCGGTTTCAAACAAAACCTTGTTCTTAGCTCGGTCGTTGAGAGTGAGGTCGGCAGCATGACCTTCCTGATGTTGTGATGTCTTGACGCCACCGACAGCGACATTCAAACGCGGCGAACGGTAGCCACTCGATACCCTTATTGGTCCCCCATAAGCTTCGCGTAACGGGTCAAGTACCGTCTCAGTCAATGCGGTGAGATTCTTGACTACCGCTTGTGATGGAGTGTTGTCAATGCCTTTAGCCTTGGCTGTAGCACTATTGCACAGCTCTTTGATGGTGAAGTATTTCATGATTCATCAGTTTTAGAGGTTTCAGACTGCTGCTGTTGCTCTAACTGAGCAGCGACAATCTTGGAGACGAGGTGTGCAATATCTTCCTTGTTCTCCACGATGACACGCATTGTCTTATCAGCCTTGGCAAGCTCGGCCTTGGTCCATGCCTTTTCACGGACGCTGATAAATTCGCATGATACACAATAGACGGTCCAAAGCAACGAGAACACCGGAGATGGGAGCCACACCGCCCCCATGATGTCAAGTAGTGCAAGGATGATGAACGGAGCAAAGTATTTCAAAGCCTTTGTACACGTTCTACGCAATGCCTTACTAGTTGTAGCCTCGTCGCGTTCCTTGGCCTTCTTGATGCCAAAGAATAAGTCTATGACCATTGAGACGAATATGGCACCCGCCGCAATGGTAATCAGGATAATTGCACGATACAAGTATCCGTTTAACAACTCCAATAGTACTTCTTTCATAGTTTTATGCTTTAGAAGATGATGATAGCAGTGGATTAGTGCGCTGTTCGATGACATATGAATCAGACCTAACATTACCATCCGCATCTATTGTATAGTAATTACGGCGGTAATACGTTGTCGTAGATCCATCAGTATTGATACCTTGTAAGGATGTTGGCTTAGGCTCATAAAGCGTAGTGCTTTTGACGAGATATGATGATATCTGTTTTTTGGTACATTCCTGAGTAACAAAACGGCCATTATTGTCATCATTAGATGATACTCTATAGTACGTCTTGGCATCTTCAGTATAATCAAGAATAGAATATGCCTCAGACTCAGTCAAACCGCTCACCAATGATACCGGACGGAATGAGGCTGATGAGAGATCAACATTGACAATGCCAATTGTAGTCAACGCCCAGACCAATTGACCGGACGTGTTGAAGACCTGGATAAGAGCAGTATATTCGGTACCGTCGATAGATATCTTCTCGAGCACAATACGCATAGCCGGCACATCCTCATAAGACATTGAGCCATTCACCATAACGATCTTCTGGGTAGGATGGAAAGTCTCAAACGCACCATCACCGGACCTGTTGATTGTAGATATCAGGGAGCATGCAGCAAAGTTCAAATTAGAGGGAAGCTTACGAATGCACTGAACTTGTTTTGCAACAATCTTATCAGCGTTAATGATGGCGGTATTAATACATCCATCATCGCCTATCATCTGGAATGATGCGATATTACTCCCATGAGAACTCTTGATCTGGACCTTATCGCCATAGAGAGTGACGCCTTCGGATAATATTTCGATACCTCCTTTGCCGTCATTACCCATTACGTACATCCATATCCTATCAGAATCTTGTCCCAGCTCAGTTACCGTTGTAGCGATTCCATCAACCCGCGTTGTGATAGAGCTATTGAATTTTGATTGGGTTACAACGAAGTCTGAGCTATATGTAAAGACCTTGTCGCCGTCGCCAAGCATCTGAACACGAGTATCACCCAAATTCGCATCGTTGACATATAGACGCAGAGTGAAACCCATATAAGCATATACGTCATACCCGTCAGCATCTTCATCATCTGTAGAGCGAACGTGGTGAGGATAGATATCAAAACCATTGATTGCGATATTGCTATCAACCTCGGCTGTGCCAAACCCGTCAAGGAGCAGAGCAACTCGGCAATTGTATTTTGTCATTTCCTCTGCCGTGAGAATTGACAGCTCTTGGCCTACCGTATGAATGACAGAGAAATGGACGCTACCCGATGTTATCTTATCATTATCGCTTGGGTCAAAAGCTACAACAAGCGGTGTTACGTTGAGTGAGAACGTCTCTGCTGCTGCTCCAGGCTGACCTTCAGCGCCGCCATGGTACACGCCAAGATGTCGCTCAGCAACCACTTGACCGACTGCATCTGTCAATGTCAGATTTATCATCGTAGCATTTGTGAGATCAAGGCGCTCGATGATACCTAACGGATTGATTGTTGTAATAGTAGTTTTACTATCAATATCTGCTTTGAACGTAAATGAATTGGCCCGAATCTGGCTATAGTTGAGCGCCGTTATCGTAGTCCCTTGTATCATACGGAATGACACTTGGAATCCTGTGTCACTATCAAGAAACGTGTCCTTTGTCGTGACAATCTGATAGATTGTTGCATTCTCACCGGCCTTAGCAGCACGACGGACCGGGAGATGACCTTGTGCCGAACTCATAGTCTATCGGATTGATCCATTGATTACCTGTTGAGCTATCGCTTTTGCTTGACGACGGTACGCTTGGAAGGCAGCATACTCGGCAACATACTCGGCACGCTTCTCATCAGTGATGTCAGAAGAGGAGTCCTGAGCCTCGGTATAGTTGGCGATGAGAGCTTGTACGTCATCAGCAGAGTAGCGGTCTGAGACGATTGCAGAGACGACGGATGCATAAGTGATGTCACCTTGTACATCCACATAATCAGCGATACCGACGAGTTCCTTCGCCTCATCGTCTTCGGTGTTGATACTACGTTCAACCTCCTCGAAGTTGAAATATACTCTGAAGAGCGAGCCTTCACGTATCACTTTGATACCATCTTGTTCAGCAGCAAGAGCGCCGACACTAAATTGAGTTTTCATAATCTATAGCTTTTTTATTCGAAATAATAGTCCCATTTACCTTTGTCAATCTGTTTCTTGATGACTCTCGTTTGTTGTGGCAAGATATTACCATCACGAGCTTGATTGAGTTGTGACTTGATTGTGAAGGAGTTCGTGATGAGCTTCTTCTCGGCTCCTTCGTGGAGAATCTTCACTACATATCGATCCGGACCGAACTTTGTTTTGATATTCGGCTCGAAGTCAAGAACCGTAATAGGATCTTTTACTATTTGTTCAAGTGAGACTTGTTCTACATCGTAGAACTTTTGGCCGTCTTTAGTCTCGATGCGGCCTTTGATGCCATATTCTCCAAAAGACATATCGCAATTAGTTATTTGATTCCAAAGATGTCGGCAGTCTCCGTGAAGGGTCCATCCCCAGTACGCAGACTTGATACGTAACATCTTATTAGGATTTTTTATACATTTAATTTTCCTACAAAATTTCTGTTTAATGGACTTCCTTAAGAGCGTTTTTTCGTGGTAAAATTGATACCCCAAGAAGTCAATTGGAGCACCGCTTACGACCACGTTGTCGCCATCTATGTTTCTTAGCTTTTTCATTAGTTGCTAGTTTAGAGACTTTGAAATTAGCTTTTACAACAAGACCCGCCTCATCAGAGAGACGGATGAACTCACGCACCTGGCGCCATGCCTCAGCCTTGGTCTTCGCCATGCCGACAGTATCATCACAATAGCGGAGGTAGCACTTACAATGCATACGCTCCTTGATTGCTCGATCAATCGGATTGGCTACATAATTCCCGATGGGCTGAGAAGTGAATGCCCCGATGGTGAATCCTCTTATCAATTTCTTCATTTAGTAAGTCATCAATATCAGATTTATACGAGCATAGTGTCAACCCAATGAGCTTGATAAAATGCTCGTCTTTATACATCTTTCTGAGTTCTCTGATTACCAGTGCATGAGGTATCGACTGATAATACTTACGATAATCGCATTGCCAGAAGTAGCGCGGCTGATATCGGCGGATCATCATCTTGGCTCGACGGACTCCGAAGTGAAGTCCTTTGCCTTTGATGCACGCGAATGTATCGTATATCATTGCATTGAATAGTCTATATCCTATGATCCTCATAATTGCATGATGCAAGATACGCCATGGAAAATAATTCTGCTTGACTATCTCGCGGACCTTACCGGCATCAGTCTTGACATAATCGACCTTGAAGTCCGGGTCAGGGAAGTTCAGCTCCAATATCATCCGCTGTAGCTGTCGAAGCTCCGCCTCGGCATTCTTGTTATGGCGCTTGATATAGACGTTGTGCTTGACCTTACCGGATTGAGCCTCTTCATCAGCAGCTCGTAGATTATTGATATCAGCAATGCGCTCGATGACATACCCTTCACGATGAGGAGAAGGTCTGCTATAATAGGCTATTAGACGATGCTGGATGACATCATCTATCTGCTCAGTGGTCAACTGAGACCACGGCACATGTTTTTTCAATTCATAAAATTCTTCCATTATAGTAATAAGCTTGCAATGGTTTTAAGCCCGAAGCTTTCGATAGTACTACTCACATCGCTTGTCTGTATGCAAGCATATACAGACCTTTCCGCTGTGTTGTGTTCCGACATCTCCGCGTAGTTCATTATAAGCGCGGGGTCGAGGCTCGGGGAATGTAAAATATTTTATAACCTATTGTTAGGCGAGCGCCGATGTTCGCATTCGAGTTCGAGAACCCGTTATTCGAATTCACGTAACACGGACCGGCATTCGAGCCGTTACCGGAGTTACCCCCGACGAGGCAAAGCGCTCATTCCCCTCTACCTACCTCACAGATTGTCATCTATTCGTGAGGATTTTTTTTGAGAGTCGCCCGTGGTCTTTGGGACCACGGGGATAAATGTTCATCAGATGTCTTTGCCATCAACGTATTCGATGTCCCCATAATAGGCAAGGCGAGCGCCGAGGTTCGCATCCGAGTACGAGAACCCGTTAGACGAAGACACGCAACACGGACCGGCATACGAGCCGTTACCGGAGCGACCCCCGACGAGGCAAAGCTGGCCCGTCGAGTTAGCGTATGAGTAATCACACCAGCCACCGCTGCTACTGCCGTTGGTACTATTCTTGACGAGTATGTCGAAGTACTCGTTCTTGAGTAACTCACCTATCCACATCGATGATGTCTGACGAGTGATCTGGCGATACTCACCGGTAGGAACCGACGCCAGTTCTGCCGAGGTCGGCAGACGATTGCCTTTATAGAGATAACATTCAGACCCTGTCTGAGCTGAATTGCCCGAATTGCCGAAGAATATACCTTGACGCATCTCCCATATCCAGTCCCAAGCGTCTTCAGTACCATGGAGTGATACGTGACATGAGTTCGTACTGCTATCAAGCATGTACGTACCTGATGCATCTCCAAGAGAGGCAGTGAGACCGGTGAGGACCGAGGTATCACTGTAGAGCGAGTTACCACCGCTACCACCCACGCCATAGCCGAGCTTAGCCTGAATATTAGGACTTCCATAATCTCCAAGACCTTCCATAACAATGTACTTACTGAAGTCATAGTCAGCAAGGCCGAAGGCCTTACCATTAACTTGAGCAGCATTCCAATACTGAGTTATGTTCAAATTGCGAGTTGGATTGACACCGGGACGAGATGTGAGAGCCGAGCCATTGAGGTAGGCGAGATATGCACCTGTCACTTGCTGCTCAATGTAGTAACCTCCAATGGGTAGCATCGACATCCACAGCCATGTCACACCTGTAACGCTATCGTCTTGTACCTTGAAGTATAGACGCGGCTTGATAGTCATGATGTGTCCCTTGGATACATCGAGAGCCGTGCCGTCAGCATAGATGCTGCTATTCGTCGCCGAGAGCTTGGCAGCCTTACCCGCGTTTGTGAGAAGGTATCTGCCCTTCATGGCGTTACACTGGTTACGCAATGCGGTATTACCATAGACGCCCCATTCGGTTGAGGTCTTACCATCGAGTATAGGGATACCCCAAGCGACTTGTTGAAGTATCATCTTGTTGTCATCAAGCGATAGCACGTCAATGAGATCGTCAAGAGTGATGCGCTTGATGCTGCCACCGACTTCGACTAATATGGTATTAGATCGAGTCAGCGACTTAATCGTTGTTAATTTAGCTAAGTCTTGTAGAGCCATATATCTTAGTTGTTAGAATGTGACATTGCAGATGACTTCGACATCTCGTTGAGTCCCGTCGCGGTCAGTATGCTCGGTCGTTACTTTTATTTCATTAGTATTCGCGGTCGCCAATACAGTCCATGTATTACCGCTGGAATCCTTCTCGGGCTGCACAATCTTCATCACATAAGACTGAGCGTCAGCGTCAGTGATATCGGTCATGACGCCATTGACGTCCGTCTTGACGAGCTTTGCCTTGACAGTGACATCGGACCCGGTATCCACCTCTTGTGGTGATGATGTTGGAATGTAAAGTATCACATTATACTCATCAGAGAGATCGCTGATACGAATAGCTTGACGAGCTACAGCGATAGATCCAACAGAGTCAATGAAGAAGTCGACGATGAAGAGTTGCTCTCCATCAATCATATTTTGTGATACCGTGAATGTCTCTGAATCGCCATCGGTATGGATGCCATTATATATAGTTTTATCATCAGCGATTACGTTCAAAGAGAAGCCAGACACCGGAGAGCCGTCTTGATATAATCTCGCTGTAATCGTAGAACTCGTGTTCTCACTATCGACATACGCACGGTTAGCTGTCAGGATGCCGACATAGCCTGATGAAGACATCGGAGTGATGGTGACAGTCTTGCCGGCTGTCAATGTGTATTCGATGCCTGAGAGACGAGCGACGACTTCGACATCAATGTTATCGGCAGCGGTATTATCCGAGCTTGCCAAGTTGCCAATGATGTTGAGGGTCGCACCATTATTCGAGACAGAGAATATCGAAGTGTAACCTGTTGTCGTACATGCTCCACTCGATGAGAATGAGAGAGTGATGCCGTTGTATATCCACTTGACGGATGCTATTGTTACAGCATTGCCACGAACGGAAACAACGCTCACCGTGATTGCCGGCTGATTCGCTGCCACCGTCCAATCAGGAATTGGAGTGCCCGCGTCTGTGATAGACTGGAACAGCGGGTTTCCATTCTCGAGCAGCTTGAGAATGAGGCTGTCGCCATTGCGGAGCCTGTGAATGGCGATTGAGTTTTGTGCCGAGTTTTGTGTTGCCATATTATTTCATTTTAAAAGTATCAATTTTCTTGTCATCAACGATTGAACCATCAATGGCCGCGATGCGGTCTTCAACCGACATCTCTGATGAGAATGCTTGAGACAGCTCAACCTCGCGGAGCTGTACTACCATAAAGTCATCATCATAGCGTTGATGAGAGATGCTATCGAAGTATTTCGATGCTGATTTATAGTCTGCAATTACGTATTTCATTATGTATTCAATATGAAAATGTTTCCACTAGAATCACCGAGAGTATTACCTGATGAATCCGATGCTATCAAGAATGGACCTTTGGTAGTGCTCTCAATATAGACATCCATCCAGTCATCAGTCGAAGACTCTCCGACTTTAGCCGCAGTGATATTGATATTGACATCATCACCGCCGCCATGCTCGACACCGGTAGCGTATGCACTATCTGTCTTCCATACCAGGTCCATGATTCGCGCCGGGCAATCTATAGCTTGACCATAGGCATTCCCATACGCCTTGTCATAGCGTATAGTATCGCCATAGAGAATAGCCGTGCCATTGGTAGGGTAGGCTACAACTGTAGGATACTCACGGCCTATAGTGACACAGACATACGGATAATACTTGGTATTGATGGTAGTATCATTCATCACGGCGACAATCCAGTAACTTTGATTGTTGTCAATCACACGAAGGTCGAGCGAGATGCCGTCTGTGATAGTGCTTACTTCTGCCGGTATGGTAGGAGCCCCAGTACCGACCCAGCTGAGATCAGGACGAGTCTCACCTGAAGACCGAGCCCACGCATATAGAGTGTACTTGTCTGATGACAGAGCAGTATCACCCTTGAATACTTGGACTGCAATATCCTTCTTGTAGTTGTTGGTCTTGGCAAGAATAGCCTTGTACTCATCACTCGTTGATGATAATGCATCCTTCAAACCATGAGCCACACGATACTCATAATCGTCAAGAGCATCATTGAGAGGATTATATGTGATATTGCTACTCTCGTTGATATGGAGAGTGTAGATATCCTCCGTTCTGGCTGATGTCGCCAATACTATC